GGATCTGAGCTTGACCACTTCTTGAACATTGATGGTTTTGATGACTTCCGTGGTTACCTAGATAGTAATTATGTAGAGATCCTAACTTTCTATGGTGATGTCTACGACTACGATAATAATGAGTTTCTTCCTAACCATGTTATCACAGTGATTGATCGTCATAAGGTTATCTCTAAGAAGGTTAACCCATCAATGCTTGGAACTCCCCCTATTTACCATGCAGGCTGGCGTCCTCGTCAGGATAACCTCTGGGCGATGGGGCCACTAGACAATCTAGTAGGTATGCAGTTCCGTATTGATCATGTTGAGAATATGAAGGCGGATGTCCTAGATCTGATTGTAGCAGCTCCTGTTAAAGTTAAGGGAGATGTACAGGACTTTGATTACCGTCCTTTTGAGAAGATTTATGTAGGTGATAATGGTGAGGTAGAACTTATGACTCCTCCTTATCAGGTCCTACAAAGTAATATTGAAATTGATCAATATATTCAGAAGATGGAAGAAATGGCAGGGGCTCCTAAGGAGGCTCTGGGTATTCGGACTCCGGGTGAGAAGACTGCATTTGAGGTTCAACGGCTAGAGAATGCAGCCTCACGTATCTTCCAATCTAAGATCAAATTATTTGAACAACAGGTAGTGGAACCAATCCTTAACGCAATGCTTGAGCTAGCGCGTCGTTACATGGATCCAAGCACTATTCGAGTGTTCGACAGTGAATTGAAAATCGCAACCTTCCTTGACCTTACCGCAGAGGACTTGACTGGTAATGGACGTATTGTTCCTGTTGCTGCTCGTCACTTTGCTGAGAAAGCTGAGAAGATTCAGAATCTGAATAACTTCTTTGGCGGTCCTATGGGTCAGGATCCTAATATTAAAGTCCACTTTAGTGGGATTAAACTAGCACAACTTGCTGAGGAATTACTTGACCTAGAGCCTCATAATATTGTGCAAGAGTTCATTGCAATTACTGAACAAGCTGACGCACAGAGGATTGCTAACTCTAACGAAGAGGAAGTACAGGTGGAAGCTCAAACTCCAGCCGGCCTTTCTCCTGATGACACTAGCGGAGGCCCTCCTCTTGCCTAACTTAGACACACGTTGGCTTAGACATTTAAAGACTAAGGAGGATAAAGAGAACTTAGAGAACGTCATACGGAATGACACTCAGGTTCTTGGAGTCCTCGAAGGGATCCTTCAAGATCGACTAGCTGCTCTGGAGACCTCAGAGACTAAACTTGAAGACTATGATACGGCCTCTTGGTCGTTTAAACAAGCCCACCGAAATGGTGCAAAGAGTGAAATTCACTCACTACTCAAACTATTACAATTCTAGACCTCGGAGTTAATATGAGCGATCTGTTTGAAAATACCAATAACGACCAACCAGCAATCGATCCCGAAAAGAACTACTACGACGAACTCGTAGGTGAGGGTAAGAAGTTCTCAACACAAGAGGACCTTGCCCGAGGTAAGGCTGAAAGCGATGCTTTTATTGCTCAATTGCAACGTGAACAAGCCGAACTGAGAGAAGACTTGAAACAACGCCAGACTATGCAGGAAGTAGTAGACCAACTCAACCAGCGAGGGCAGGAACAGCTACAAGAAGAGCCTATTAATCAGAACAATTCTGGTGAACAGTCTTCTGAAAATGCCTTTTCTCAAGAAGATGTTGCTAAGATCATTGAAGAAGAACTTCGTAAACGTGACTCAGCGACAGCTGCTGATGCAGCAGAACAACGACGGGCTGACAACTTCCAGACAGTGTCTGAAGAGCTTCGTCGTCAATTTGGTAACAATTACCCAGCCGAACTAAAGAAACGTGCCGAAGAAGCCGGTTTGGACCCTGCCTTCGTAAATGAAGCAGCCCATTCTGATCCAGCTAGTTTTTATCGTATGCTTGGAGTGACGCCTGCGCAGCGATCCCAAAATACTCAAGTAGCACCTCCTGTCTCCAGTGTGAACTCAGGAGCACGTGTGCCTAACACGAGTAACCGCGATAAGAACTACTACGATAAGCTTCGTCGGGAAAACCCTACTGCTTATTTCTCTCCATCTGTTCAGCGAGAGATGTTTGATAAGCTCAAGGCTGGAACACTATCCCTTGATTAATTTGGAGTTATTACATGTCTTTTCAGACTAATAACACAGACCACCTCATTCGTAGTAATTTGTGGTCTAATCAGCTGAAAGATGTCCTTGAAGACGAATTGTTCGCAATGCGTTACGTGGATATGATCACTGATTTCCCTGATGGCGATACTATTAATATCCCATCTATCGGTCAGGCTGAGACTCGTGATTACGTTGAAGGTAATCAGGTCGAGTACACCAGCATGGATACCGGTAATTTCACCTTCTCGATCACTGACTACAAGTCTTCTGCTACATACATCACCAACAAGATGAAGCAGGATTCTTTCTATATGGATCGACTGGTTTCTTCTTTTGTCCCTAAACAGGCTCGTGCCATTATGAAGGACATGGAAACCAAGGTGCTTGCTGTTGGTCCTGATGGTCAGACTGCATCTAACACTAATACTATTAACGGTGCGTACCATCGTTTTGTTGGTGATGGTGCTAATGAAACTATCGCTTTGGAAGACTTTGCTAAGGCACAGTATGCTCTCCAGCAGGCTAACGTCCCTATGACTAACCTGACTGCGATTGTGGATCCATCGGTTGGCTACACTCTGAGTACTCTTACAAACCTGACTAACGTGTCTAATAACCCTATGTGGGAAGGCATTGTTCGTGACGGTTTCATGACTGGTACCCGCTTCCTGATGAATGTGTATGGCTTCGATGTATTCGTCTCTCAGAACCTGAAAGATGTTAACGAAACTATCGATGGTAAGACTACCACTGCTGGTAAAGCTAACCTCTTCTTCAGTGCAGCTGATGATGTTCTTCCATTTGTTGGTAATGTTCGTCAACCAGCTAAGGTGGACTCTGAGTACAATAAAGATTTCCAGCGTGATGAGTATGTTACGACTACTCGTTATGGCTTTAAGCTTTATCGTCCAGAGAATCTTGTCACCGTTATCACTGACACTGATCAGGTATTTGCATAATAAAGGAGCCTATAATGGGTGAATGGATTAATAATGACGGTCTAAAGATCCGTTTTGGCACCGATGAAGCTAAAGATGCAATTCTTGGTGAACGTGTCAATTACGGTTCCCATCGTCTTGTAGAAGGTACAGTAAACTGGAATGACCTTGAGGCACCCGGTACTGTAACACTTCTGAGCGACACCTTTAATATTCCTTCAGGTGCTCGTATTGAAAAAGCTGAGATCTATGTAGAAGATGCTTTTGCGGGTGGTGGCACACTTGACCTTGGTCTTGTACGTGATGATTACACCACTGAGCTCGACTACGACGGTTTTGATGCTGCTGTGGCTACTGCTGCTTTGACAGCAGGTGCTACTATCGCTTGTGATGGTGCTCTCATTGACACTGACCTTGCCAACTCTGGTAAAGTCACTGCTCGTGTGAACACTACTGCTTTCTCAGCTGGTAAACTGAAGTTCCGTGTGTCCTTCTATATGCCTCTGTAACTTTAATGAGGGGGCCTTCGGGTCCTCTCTCCTCTTAGGAGATTTAGATGGCTAATCATTCGACTCTTACCGGTGCTGATCTCCACGAGATTAAAGGAGCAGCTGCTGCTACCTCTGGACAAATTCCTGTAGCTAATGGCTCTGGTGGAGCCCCTTTTACGACTCTTAGTATTCCTAAGGTTGGATGGTGGGACTATAACGATCTCACTACTGCAGCAACTCCAATCGCGATTACAACCGCTTCCACTGATTTTGAAGTAACTAATGATGGGGCTGGTCCTAATACTAATAAGTTATACGCTCTAGATGGTATAACAGATATTTGGAATACCTCTACAAATAGATTCGATTTTTCAGGTCTTGATGTTGGTGATACTGTTGACATCCGCTTTGATATTGAAGTAACGACTTCTACTGTTAATACTGAAATTTCTATGGAAATGGAATTAGGGATAGGTGGAACACCTTACCGTATTCCTATGATTAACGACATGAATTTGAAAAACAGTGGTATTTATAAAGTTATTTCATTTAAAGGTATCTATATAGGGGATTTAAACACTAAGGATAACCCAGCAAGACTCCTTGTCCAAAGTGATAAAACAGACCCTACAGTGAAGGTCAATGGCTGGTACGTGAGGGTGATTACAATTGACTAAGGTAACATTAAGCGATGTAGGCACGTTCGAGAATGATACTGCTGCTATCGCAACTACTAATGCGAATAACGATGTTCTAGAAGCTGCCTTCGACAATACTCTGTCTCGTGATGGTACCTCTCCTAACCAGATGGATGCTGATATTGATCTTAACGGTAATAAGATCCTTAACCATGCTACTCCAACAGCTGATACCGATCTGGCTACTAAGGGTTATGTAGATTCTGTCTCTCCCGGTCCTCAAGGCCCTCAGGGACCACAAGGTCCACAAGGTCCTGCTGGTACTGGTTCAGGTGATATGCTTGCTGCGAACAACCTATCTGATGTAGGAGATGCTTCAACGTCTCGTACTAATCTTGGTTTAGGGTCTCTCGCAACACAGAGTACTGTTAATGACTCTGATTGGTCTGGAACGGACCTTGCTGTTACTAATGGCGGTACCGGCGCTTCTGACACAACTACTGCACGAACTAACCTTGGTTTAGGCACTGCTGCTACTCAAAATGTGGGCACAGCAGCTAATGAAGTTGTCCAACTTAATGGGTCAAGTCAGTTACCTGCTGTTGATGGATCTTTGTTAACGGGTATTACTGGAGGTGGTCCTTCTCTCGGAACAGACTCTATTATTCGTACCAATGGGCAAACCATTTCAGAGAATATTACAATTCCATCAAACACAAATGGAATGAGCGCAGGGCCAATCACAATCGATACAGGTTTCACTGTCACTGTTAACGGGAATTGGAGCATCGTATGACACTTGTAGTAGATGTAATCGAGGCCCCTTCGAGCTCTCCTGTTTCATTAACAGGACAGGTGGCAGCTAAAGCTTATGCTAACATCGAGGGGATTGGTACTGTAACTATTGACAAAAGTTTCAATGTAAGTTCCGTAATAGATAACGGTACTGGTGATTTTACAATTAGTTTCACTAATAGTTTCTCGGATGCTTTGTATACATTTGGAGGTAATGGCGGAGAAACATCGGGAAGTGGTAACAGATTTTTGGGTATAGGTAATACATCTACAAATCAATTAGTAGGAAGTTTTAGGTTTAGTATGTTTACTGCGGGGGGTTCTAATACTGACGCTAGAGGGTATACAATATTTACAGGAGATTTAGCATGACCCTCAGAGTCGATAGGATTGAAAATCAATCAGGTTCTGCGGGTGTTCCGGCAGATACGGTTATTGAAGGGAGTGCTAAAGCTTGGGCCAACTTTAATGGTACAGGTACTATTGCTATTAGGGATAGTTTTAACATCTCTAGTCTCATTGATATTGCAACTGGTAACCAGTCTGTGAATTTTACGTCTGATATGAATGCTACAGATTATGCGCATTTTGGATCAGGTTCTTTTTATTATGCAACAGGTTGGGGATCTGCTAACTGGTCTGTTGGAAGCTATTCACCAGAACTTGGGTCAGTGAAAATTCATACTAGTCATAACCATGCTTTGTATGATTTTCAAAATGTGAACCTTTCTGTTTTCGGAGATTTGGCATGAGTAACCTAACAGTAACAAACATTAACTCCCAACCAGATCTTGAAGGTAGAGCTAAAGCTTGGGTGAACTTAAATGGTACAGGTACTATTGCTATTAGGGATAGTTTTGGAATAAGTTCTGTTGTTGATAACGGTACAGGTGATTACACAGCTAGTTTTACAAATAGTTTCGGTAATACCAATTATCATACATCCTCTAGTATAGGGCGGGGAACTACTGGTATTTCTTCATTCTGGTTAACTGGTCCTGATGGTTCTGATCCTTTGGTTGGATCTTTTCAATTTGTAACCTATGCTAATAACGCCGCTGCTAGAGATGCTCCGTGGGCAGGGGTAACATTTTATGGAGATTTAGCATGAGCCCCTTATTTAAAAGACTTCTCTGGGGACGGTCCAATCTAGAACCCTTTCAAACAAATATTCGAGTAGTTTTTGAAGAGTCTCTTGACGACGTTGTTAAAGTTCTTGTCCCTGATCCTCATTTCATGGCGGCAGCCCTTCATGGTGGGATTTTACCACCTATCGAATCATTTTTAAGAGACAAGGAAAAACTAGACTCTTGGCTACTCCGTTTTCAAAACAAGGTTAATAGTCTTTTCTCTTGGAGGTTGGTAGGTGGTGCTGAGCATCCTTACGCAGACCCCATCGAAGCGATGTCAGAAGAGCAGGCTATTGAGTATTTAATCCAAAAAGATCTACCTAACCATGTCTGGGAGGATCACCAACGAAGTAATCGTAAGAAGTTTATTATCTGCCGAGCAGAACAGCTTCCTACCTCTAGGAACTATCGTGAAGCGTGGAGTATAAAACATGAGTCATAAAGTAACTTCTAAACTTAACATCAACGGTGTTCTGGTTGATCCTTCTAAAGTCGAACAACCCGCTGACCGTAAATTCCGTGATTACTGGCAATATGATGGAGAGGTCATCTCTGTCGATTGGACTAAGGCACGGGAAAATTTCCGAAACAAGGCTTTAATGAGTAAAGCAGCCTTTTGTCTTGTTTTAGTAGAAGCTGGCGTTCTTACTTCAGAACAGGCTGTTGATGCTGCTAAAGGAAACTGGCCAACAGCTTTTGATGATGTCTTTGAAGGAGTTGATGCTACAAAAGCTTTGGAGGCTAGACTAGCATGGGCATCAGTTACAGAGGTTCATCGAAATGCTGATATTTTAGAGGACCTTTTAGAACATCCAAATGTTCCTTTAACTGCTGAACAACTTGACACAGCCTTCGGGTATGAAGGCCAATAACTTTTAGGTGTCTTATGTATAACCGTAAGAAATTTTTTGATGCTGTACGTCCTATTTTTGGTAAGCTTAACCAGAATCATGTGGACGGTATGAATGCCCTTCTTGATGAAGCTGAGAAGCGACAATTGCCTCTCCATTACCTAGCTTATATTCTTGCGACTGTAGCGCATGAGACTGCCTACACGATGCAGCCTATTAAAGAATACGGTCGTGGTCGTGGACGTAAGTATGGTCGTAAAGATCACACAGGTAAAGCACCTTATGGTCGTGGCTTTGTCCAGATCACTTGGCGTCGTAACTATGTAGCAATGGCTAAACTCCTTGGTATTCCTGAGTTGGCTGAAGACTACGATCTTGCTCTTGATCTAGCGATTGCTACTCAGATTCTATTTGAAGGTATGCTTCGAGGCACTTTCACTGGCAAGGCTCTTTGGAATTATATTGACAAGATTGATGAGGACGATGAAGAAGACCTTCGTGAATTTGTCAACAGTCGTCGTATCGTAAATGGCCGTGACAAACAAGTTCGTATTGGCAAGCTTGCTATTTCTTTTGAGTATGTCTTGAAGACTTCTCATGAAGAACGTCCAGACCCTGAGCCAGAGAATGGCAACGATAAGCCTAGTCTCTTCGAACGACTTTTTGGAGGCAGTTAATGGTTTTTCCTATTGTCTCTATTCTAGAACTAGTCCTCCCAACTATTCGTGAGTTTATCCCAGATGCTGATAAGGCTAAGGAGTTAGAGGCAAAGATAAAACTAGCCTTTATTGCAAACGAACAAAGTTGGCGCAAAGCTGTTTCAGAAATGGTTGTTGCAGAGGCAAATGGGGCCTCATGGATGCAGCGAAACTGGCGACCTACTATGTCCTTTATGGTCATCGGTATGTGGCTTTGGAACTATATAGTTCGCCCTCTTTTAAGTCTTGTTGTAGGTCCAATTGAAGGTATTCCTGATGACGCTCTGGTGACTTTTTCAGGTCTTTGGGCGAGTGCTTATGGTATCGGACGCTCTATGGAAAAAACAGGGTCCTCTTTCAGGTTAGGAGATAAACGTGAGTAGTCTAACGAAAGAGGATGTAGCTGAGATTGTTGAAAAAACAGTAGACAGAGTTATGCTACGTATGGGTATTGATACAAGTGACCCTATTGAGGTACAAGAAGATCATCGTTGGGTTCGTAATGCTCGAAAAGGTACTGAGAATGTTAAAAGCAAAGCTCTGATGACTATTGTAGGATCAGCTTTCACAGGTCTCTGTTTTCTTATCTACAAAGGTTTTAAGGCTATAGGAGGTCTTGGTTGAAGTATTCACTTTTACGGATGGTCCAATTGATCCTTATGTCTTTGGACAGTGACGATGTAAGCTCTTATGATGAAACAGACC